TAAAGAATACAGATCATCAACACGCTGTTCTAATCTTGTTAACTGATCCTTCATACTAGATCCACCATTAGGACGTAATTCGTTAAGCCAACCTTTAACTAAAAAACGTAATCCTATTAGCACGGCACTCAGCACGGCGCAACCGCCAGCGCCAAACGCTGCCCATTCTGCCGGACTCATGCTTCATCTGCACCGAGGCCATAAGCATCATCGGATTTATCTAAAGCCCTAGCTGCTGGGCCTGCAAGTGCGGCCACTACTACTGATATAACTGGGTCAAGTCCTAACTCATTACTGGCTAAGAATGTTAAGAATGATACAAGCACACCCCTAAAGTATGATTTAAGTATTGCTTTCTGCCTATTGCTTATTTTCATATGTTACCCCCTAGTAGTGGTATATCAAACGGCTTGCTATCTTTATCGCCTAACTTTGTAAAGCTGCAGTGGAAATGTTTTGTATGTTTGTTGAAGCCCCTATATTTTCGCCACTTAAAATTAAGTATCTTGCTAGCGATCATGCCATTATGTATTACGTAAGATATGCGCTTATCGGTTTTTGCACACTTTCTGATTTGGTCAGCCAAATATATTGAGATCCCTTCGGATGCACCCAAGCGAGAATCAACATCAATGGCTCGTACACACCCATCTGCATCTGGATTATGATCCGATTTTGTGGTGGAATGACGAGCATCACCCAGCCACCCATCAGAGGTAGAGCGACGATCTGGGTACCAGGTATCAATTTGATCCCTTAACTGCACACCAGCTGCACATAGCCATGGTTTCATAATTCAATCTCAGGTACTATCCAACGACAAATATCTTCATTAAAACCAATGGCATTAGCAGGCTCTGGTGCTATAAATGCATCCCTAACTGCATCATAACTATAACCAATACCTGCATAGTTATATCTAATATTGCCATTGTATGAAGTGCGCTTACAGCTTTGACCTCTAAAATTGCCATACCATGTCTCAGTATCTAATCCTTCAATGGTTTCTGTTTCATCAATACCTACTATAACTTCTGTAACAATATTGTTGTTATCTAAAAATGCGTAATGTGCCATTATGCCCAACTCACATTTCCAGTACCAGCTGTTAATGTTGTTACTTTATATGAACCATCTGTCGCAGTTGAACCAGTAAGACCTGCACCAATTGTTATTGTTCCAAAAGCAGTAGGATATCTAAGAATTACAATTCCTGAACCACCTGCTGCACCTGCTTGGTTAACATTGAAAGCACCTCCACCTCCGCCGCCGCCTCCAGTGTTTACAGTTCCAGTTGTAGGATTAGGAGAATCGTCTAAGCCACCTGTACCGCCACCACCTGTACCACCAACACCTGCAACGCCAGTAGTTCCACCACCAGCGCCACCGCCACCACCACCTGCATAAGTAGTAGATGAACCTGATATAGATGTTGCTACACCATTACCGCCATTACCGCCATTACGAAGTGCGCCAACGCCTGATGCACCAGAATTAGCACTGCCAGCTACACCAGCACCGCCACCACCATTTCCAGCATTTATTGCACTACCAGTTCCACCATTAAATCCTTGGTTAGCAGTTGCTGTTCCGCCTGCGCCATCTTTAGAACCACCTCCACCTGAACCACCATTTGAACCTGTTGTTGAACTTTGAGAACCAGCACCACCACCGCCAGTTGATGTAATTGTTGCGAATACTGAGTTAGAACCTGATGAACCTGCTGCAGCACTATTTGTACTACCAGCACCACCAGCACCAACTGTTACTGTATAATTAGTACTTAGAGATAAAATTAACGCACTTTCTAAAGTACCACCGCCACCAGTAGCAGTTACAGTTGAGCGCAAACCACCTGCACCGCCACCGCCACCGAAGTTTTGACCGCCACCGCCACCACCAGCGACTACAAGATAATCAATACCCACCGGTTGTGATGCAACATATAAACCAGCAACTATATTACCTATCATTAAGCGATTGACCCTACTACATACCAAGCGTTAGCAGCTGTTTTAATACACACCGCCGTTTTATATTGTGCAAGAGTTGGAGATGCTGCAACTGCGCCTGCACTCAATACAGTAGTAGTGCCTGGAGTTACTGCGCTAATTGTGCAAAGACCTGCGCCAATATTTAATACTGTAATTGCTGTGCCTACTGGAAATGCTACAGATGCATCGGTTGGAATCTTAAATGCTATTGCTGTGGCTTTATTCATTATCTCTAATACCTGATATTGGTCATTAAGTACAGCTGTGTAATCTGCAGTGTTGGCAGTGCCTACTGTAAATGAAGTTAAGCCATTAAACATGCCAGAAGTAAGTACGTCACCTGTTGCTGCTGGAAATCCTGTTGCCATTATTGCTCCTTAATAAGAAAGTACGTTTTGCCCTAAGACACCGTAATCTACGTTGCCTATTATAAACCCATCTATGACAGGTTCTAGTGTTGTAAAGGTTGTTTTCCAACTATTTGGTGTTATGTTCATTCTGACACCAAAAATCTGTAGGGTCTTCTCAAGTAAAGATCCACCTGGCTGGGTAGTAATAATGGTTATAGGATCAAAGAAATCTAGGTCTAGGGCTGCAACTACGCCTGTATCATAGTTAGGCGTGTACAGGTCTAGCACAATAGCATCACATCGGATCGTGGTCTCAGCTCTACTGGCCACATAAGCCTGGGCATAATCTAGGGCTACGGCATCGGTCTGCATAAGCAGATTGTCTAAGAAGTAACTATGTAAGAAGTATTTATCTATAGATGGCTGGTTAGACGCTACCTGTGCGCTGCCACCAGTCCTAGTAATAGTGGCTTTGTTAAATATCAATACATCGTTAAGAATCCAACTTGCATCAAAGTAAACAATACCTGTGCCATTATCTGCAAAGACTGTAGGTGTGCCACCAATAGATCCAACGGTTACTGCTCTATCTTGGAATACAAATGATCCATATCCATCTACATATAAGGCACCGTACTCTGAGGTAGCCACTGTAGTTAAAGCCTGTAGTGCTGTGCGGTTAGTGCCTGGGTCTGCCTGCATAGTAGTAAGACCTGCATCTATATCACGCATTGAATCAGGCCAGTCAATTTGATCTAGTATCTTGTTAATACGTGTGCCAGATAATTGTCCAGCATCACCATCTGTAACTGTGCTGATCTGTGCTATCTGGGCTAATCTAAATGCATCTACAGCTTGTATTGTTGTTATGGCTACAGTGTCATCGGATTCACCTGGGTATGTAGTTACATAACTTGTGATAAATCCTGAGAATATAGGATAGGTGACACTGCCATACGTTGCAGTAATCTGCACCTTCTTCATGGGTGTTAATAAATTGTAATATGGCCCGCTTACATTCTGTGGGTTAAAGTCACCATTCTGATCTGTAATACGTAAAGTAAGTGAGCCTGTTTGAAATTGATCTGATAGTGCAGTACGGCCTCGGTTAGTCTCAATACGATTAACCTGATTTGATACATCTACAATTACAGCTGCTGAATCTGCTAGAACGTTAGTGCCTAAAATGCCTTGGTCAATAATCATGGCCTGAGCAAAGGCTGGGCCAGTACTAAAGTTAATTATTGCATTTATTACTGGTACGGTCATGCTATAAAGCCATTAGGTACTGTTGAGTAACCTGACCTAGTTGCTACCTGTATGCTTTCTGCTATAGCCTGGCTCAACCTGTCGCCACCTGCATCTACAGTTACTTTAATATCCATAGGGGCTTGTGAAGAAGAACGCTGAGCATTATTCTGACTTAAAAATTCATTGATGCGTGAGTTTAATTCTCTTGTAGATTCCAGTGCGACTTTGTTTTCAAATGCGGCTATTTTCTCATTAGTTGCTTGGGCTGTAGATAGGGCATAAGAATATGTAGGTGCTGAGCTTGTAGATGGTGGCGTGACGCCCATACTTGCAATAAACGCATTTATCTTAGCGGTCATTGCTTTAACAGAATCTAATGCAAATGTAAAGTTTTCAGCAAACTTTTTAGCAGCATCTGCGGCTGCCAATTCAGCTAGTATCTTTTTCGCTAAAGCCTCATTATTATCTAATATTGCTAATTGCGCTCTAACTCTTAATTTAGTTTCTTCGTCTGTAGCAGCATTTAATGCAGCTGTGAGTCCTATGCGTTCTACATCAAATTTGTCTCGTAATTGATCTACTGCAGTCTTAGCCTTTATTAAAGTATTTTCTTGCTTACGTAATGTAACAGCATCTTTAATTGCTTTAGTTTCTGCTTTTCTCTGACTTGGAATACCTGAGTAACCGCCTTGATTCTGATTCATTACATCGGATCTGCGGACAAACTTATTGCCTACTTTAATACTTGCGTTAGGGTTAAGTAGTCCTATTACATCGCCAACAGTTCTAAATGCGCTGCCTATTTTCTCAGCTGCATTAACCATCTTTGTAGTAAATGTATTTATATCGTTGCTGCCTGATAGTGCTGCTATTGCATCTAATAAGCCCTTGCCTATTGCCTCTTTAGACTCATCTACAGCTACAGTTAATTTAGCCATACTGCCTGCATAGCCTTCTACAGCTGCTGCGGCTTGACCTGCAAAGTTAGCGTTAAGTGTGCGTTGTACTTCTAAGAATGATGCTGACTTCAATTGTGCCTTGCTTAGTCCTACACCTAATCTACCAAGTGCTGCGTTATCGCCTAAGTAAGCTTTAGATAAGCTAGTAGATACAGCTGTGAGATCCTTGCCAGTACCTGCTGATACGTTAAGTGCAGTGTTAAATAAACTCTGTGCCTGAGCGACATCCTTAGTTACTATGAGTAAACGCTGGAATCCCGGGATTAAGTTTTCATCTACGATGCCAAATTGTAAAGATAGATTCTTGAGATAGGTCTCTATGCCTTGCTGTTCAAATTCTAAACCTAGGTTGCTAACCGTGGTGCGTAATTTAGCCGCTGCCTTTTCTGAATCTATAAATGCATTTACTGCATTTTTACCAAAGGAAACTAAAGCTACTGATCCAAATACTTTAGCAAAGGTCTTGCCTAATTTTTGTGCAGATTTATCAAACTCAGATATTTGCTTCTTGCCTTTAGTAAGTGCTTTACCGTTCCAGGTTGCTAAGGCTGAGACTACTAATGCTGGTGGTTTTGCCATTATGCAACCCTCTTTAATTGACTGTTATTAAACTTTGTAGCAATGGTTTCTATGGCTTTAACTACAGCTGCATAGACCTTGCCTTCATCTTCATTCCATGCTCTAAATATTGCTCTACCACGTTGCGGGCCAGTGCCTTTCATAGAACTTAAATTCTCGGCTGCTTGGTTAAATTGAATGCCAGCATTAGGGTTGAGCGACTCACCTTGTCTGCCTCTTTGCTTACGGCCTGCAGTTTCAAATATTGAACCTGATGCTGATTTGTTAGCCACATAATTTACAAGTGAGAATCCAGCAGCGTTACGTCTACTCTGACCAGCAGAATACACAATGCCATTACGTGCTACATCTTGATCGTAAAATGGGAATGCTCGGTATTTCTGCTCAGCTGTAACGTTTACTTTACCCCATCCAGATAATACTTCTGAATTGGCAGGCATGTAGCCTTTAGCCCGATCCCTAATAGGTATCATGGCATTCTTAATATTTGTCTGCATTTCTTTATTAAGATTAGGATCTAATACTTTCATAGCAGCTTGAAGTTCTTTAACGCCTGTTACGTTTACTGGCATTTTTGATCTCCTTTGCTCTATCTTGTAAGACCTGCACAATAGCCCGTAACATCTCTGGATCCATGTCAATGAACTCACTAGGCGCAATCCCTAGCTCTACAGATAAACTTGCTATCGCATAGAGCGTAGAATCACGCTGTATTATTTTTTTTCTTCGTCTAATACCTCGACAGTTTCTAGGCTGTCAATAAATTCAATACCAAATACAGGTACAGTTACGTTAGCCCTACGTAAACACTCATGCGCTAAGAAGTAAATCTCAGTCTGCCGTTCGTGGTCACGTAGGACTTTACTAATTCCTGCGCCGTACTTTAACTCGAAAGCGTACTCGACACCTGGTGTTATCTTATGCTCAGATACTTCACCATTAGCCCTTGTTATCTTTAGCTTTGCCATTATTGCTCCTTATGCTACTGCTACAGATATTACGCTGTTGCAGGTAAATGTAATGCTTTGGTTTGATATATCGCCTACAGCACCGTTAATGTTTTGTAAATTATTTACTAAAACAGTAGTGCTGTAAAGCGGATTTGTAGCAGATGTTGCACCACTTGCTTGCTTAATTGTCAAAGGCACCGTAGTACCGTAGGCAGCACGTAGTGTTGGAATTACAGTTGCTGCAGCATTGTCGTTAAGGAAGTCTAGAGTAATTGTTGATGCCTCTAGTCCCTTAGCAAACTTGTGTGCAGTATCGCCCATAGCAGTGACTTCTAATTCATCAAATGCTTGGTTTATAGTTACGGCTGTTACATACGCTGATAGATCAACGCTGTTAAAAGTTACTACAGCTGTGTTGTTTAAGAAAATTGCCATTATTACTCCTTATCCTTCTCTTTAGTTTGTGCAGGTTTTGGTGCTTCTTCGATCTGACCTATCTTCTTCAAGAAGGCTAAATCTTCTGGTGTTAGACTCATTTTAGCTCCAGCTCGTTAGTATTGATACAGTTATTTCTGCAGTTAATAAATCTCCGCTTGCCACACTAGCGATAGCTGGAGCAGAGACACTTGATATGTTTAGCACCAAAGATGATGCATTTAGTTTAGTCACTACGGCTACAATAAAATCTTCTATGCCTGCTAGGTTACCCTGGTTATCAAATGCCGGGGTTGTAATCATTATCTTAAAGTTTGCTAGTGGTGCAATACTTGTGTAGTCATTATTAGATGGCACTATGTATGGATCAGATGGTGTAATAACTACGCTGTTAGCGAGAATTGTGGCTGGTGGGTAAGCAAAGGTAGACCACACGCCTGCATTGGCTAGGTCTGTTGCTAGTGTGCCACGTAATGTGGTTATTGCTGCTGGCATTATCCGACCAGTGAATTAGGATTAGAATACGGTTGGATGAGACCACGCACTCTGTTAATCAGCTGATAACCCATCCGATATGGGCTTGCAGTGATCCCATCCATACCTACCCCACCAGTCTGGCTAACTTGACGTGCTTGCCAGATGTCTACAGCTACGATCATCGCAGCCTCTCTTATGGCAGGGGTCGCAGTGTAAGCCTGTGCTTTAT